TTCTTATCATAACGGGAAGTATACTTGAGAATGTTATCTCTAGAAAATGCCTCCCCGTCACCATGAGAAGCCTCAATGAAATCCAGTGTTTGAATGTTCTGGTCATTGACAGCATAGTGTTGACTATAGGTCCCTCTAATATACTGAAGAAGTTCTCTTACAATCTCTTCTTCATTATACTTCCATGGTCTACTACTAACACTAAGGTTTGGTTCAACTTTTTTGGATTCGGTCAATTCAATTTTGTCCTCATTAGAAACAAGAGGGGTCCATTCGTACCCCTCCTCTGGTAAAGAATTCATGTGATCATATAATAAACTCCATGCGGTCATTCTATCAATTATCCTCCTTGTTGTCAACTTTCATCTCAAAATCTACATCAACTTTATCGTAAAGTTCTAAAAAAGAAGACTTGGTTTCTTCATCAAAACGATTTATACAGACTTGAATTGCTTTACTCTTGTCACCAAAGATACTATAAGCACGGACGATATGAATCAAACGACGGGTCGAGATAACATCTTCAATACCACCATCATAGAATGTCTTACGAATGATGTCAGCCCAGTCACAGAGATGCTTACAGAACTGTCGGTCTTCAATACTAAGGTCTAAAGCAATCCCTTCTAGAATTCTCTGTTCAGTCTTGGCCGTTGGATATTCTTGCTCAAGAGTAATACAGAAACGTTCTAGGAATGCCTCATTGAGAACGTTAGTTCCAATAAACCGACCGTCATCGCTGCCTTTACCTTTAGTATTTGCAGTTGCAATAACATTGAATCCCTCCTTGGGCTGTACAAACTTACCGGTCTTCTTCAAGAAAACACCTGTACCTTCAAGAATAGATTGAAGACATAGGATTTTATTAGATGCCAGGTCAACTTCGTCTAGAAGCAACACTGCTCCACGTTCCAGAGCCTCGATGACTGGACCGTTATGCCAAACAGTTTCGCCATTAACAAGACGAAAGCCACCAATAAGATCGTCTTCGTCAGTCTCGATAGTAATGTTGACACGGATTAGTTCTCTCTTGAGTTGAGCACAAGCCTGTTCAACCAAAAACGTTTTACCATTACCAGAAAGACCCGTGATGAATGATGGATAGAACAGACGGGACTGAATAATCTTTTTGATGTCTGTAAAATTACCAAACTTGACGAAGGTATTATCTTTTACAGGAATGAGATCTTGTTCGACTGCAGGAGTTGCAGGAGTTGCTTGATAGGTTTGTTCTAGTTGTTCTTGAACGGTAAGATTCCACTTACCCCGACCAGTCTTATATTCGTCTAGTTTTTTAGTTACAGTCTGATAATTACAGTCATTCATTGAACACCAGGCACGAAGGTCACCAGAAGTAACATTTTCACCGTACAGTGCTTGAAGAGAAGTGACTACGTATTCTTTTGATAGTGTCATGATGTATGTGGTGTGGTCAACAAAGCTAATATAGTCCAAAACCACCCGTAGTGGTGGGTGGTTGGGACAGTTGTCAAACTGGTCAGGAGATCAGGTTGACGAATTGACTAAGTACTTTTCTATTTAGAGACTTAGCCTTAAGATTTTTGGCAAATGCCGATTTGATTTTTGATTTAGATGCTCCCTCATCAACTTCAAATTCAATGTCATTATTCAGACCAGTATCTAACATACCAAAGTAAGAAGTATAACCTGAGTTCTTAATCTCATAGAACTTTTCTTTGCGAACAACTTTCATAAGTTCATCGTTCACTTCCATGTACCGATGTAAGAAAGGTTTGAATTCATAATTAGAAGCAATACGAATACCGATAAGATTTACATCAGGAAAACTTTCTTTCAAGTCTTTCAATAGAAGTTCTGTGAATTCATAGTATTGACTAGGAACTTTATAAGTGTGTCCAGTCTTACGATTACGAATATAATCAATAGGACTCATTCGAGCAATAGACATCTTACCACCCATGTAATCACAAGTTCTGAATACTGGTAAGTGATTGGCTTCACCGTCAGTCAGAATAACTGTATTGACTTTTTGAACTTTATTCTTCATTTGAAATTGAGGAATAATCTGATGAAGACAAACAATTGCTTCATTCAATGGAGTACCAGAAAGAGAGAAGTTCAATGGAGGTTCATAGTTTACATTCATTGAACAGGAATATGCGATTCGATACAAAGACAACATCTGCTTATCAAGTTCTGCCTTTCTTGTGTCACTAGTAAAGAAGTGAAGAAGATTGAAGTCAGGAGAAACTACCAACATGTTATCTTTCACATCTTGATATTCGATATCTTCAAATTTAACACTTTGAGTGTACCGCTTTTCTGTATGTCGGTTTTCGATGTAGTTGTTACTGAATGCATATACATCGAATGGAATATTTACTTTCTTACAGAACCAAATCAAATTGAAGAGTTGCTTTATGGTAGAAAGAAGAGTAGTAGCCATAGAACCTGACCAGTCAAGAATAAAGATAAGACCATGATTCTTACCGTCAGGTAGTACATTTACCTTCTTGAATAGGTCTTCATTGTATTTGTAGGTATGAAGTTTAGTACAATCTAATACACCAGTCTTTGCAGTCAGAGACCGTGTGTATGCATCTGCAGACTTCTTACATTCAAACTCCTTTACAAGATAGTTGACTTCTTTTTGAGTAGATGATTTGAACTTAATATACTCACTGTCAACATAGGTAAAATCTGTTGCTTGGATTTTACGGTATGTTCTTGAGTACTCGTCCCAATAAGTTTCTTCAGTAGACAGTTTTGTCCAGTGTTCACTTATCTCTTTGTGACATTCAGTATTTGAAATGATAAGTTGTTCTACATCAACTTCAGGAACCTCATGGTATTCAGGATTTCTACCCTGTTCAGTTATACCATTGAGTTCTTGAGTACCTTCATTGAAAGTTTGGTCTGTCTGAACTTGAGGTTCTTCCTTAACAGTATCATCACTGGAACCTTCGGTAGAACCTTCTGTAGAACCTGAAACTTCTGGTGTTTCAGTACCAGAGGTTTCTTCTTTCTCCGGTTCACTATCAACAGAACCTTCTCTGTTTTGAGTGGTAGGTACATTTTTAACTGTCTGTTGTTCTTCTACCTCACCAATACAATACTTATAAAGAACTTCTGCTGCAAGAACTGCTTCGTCAAAAGTTTCTGTCTTACCTACAATGTCTAGAATATCTTTCTCTTCACCATCATCAATAGGTACATTGATGAAGTTACCAATCTTATAGTAAAGGTTGATACGATCAGCAAGATTCATATCTCCAAGATCTTTATCCCCAAGTTCAAAGAAGTCTTGGTCAGATAGTTCTTTATAACCTTTATAGAAACTCTTTGCTAGACCAGGATACCGACGTTTCATCAGTTTCTCAATACGAGCATCTTCGGTCACGTTTACAAACTGTTGAGGAACTCTATCTTCCCAATCCCATTCATTAGCTGTATAAAGTGCGTGCCCAACTTCGTGACCCACCAACATATCATAGACACTCTCACTTGCCCTTTTCCACATAGGAAGAGTCAGTACCCTATTCTCTACATCAAACTGTGCAGTTTTAATATTACGATTCTCAACTAAAATATCTTCAGTGGCAAGAAGTTTTGCAAGTTGTGATTTGATTTCATAGTTGACCATAGTCATTTCGTTTCCGATAGACATAGTATATAACAAAACCCGACCAAAAAATGGACGGGGTGTACAGTTCTATTATTGGCACATACATCAATCCCCTCCACTTATTAGGTGAAGGGGACTTTGGTTTTAAACTCATTGATCGTTTTTATTCGGTAAGAATGTGACGACAGAACCTCCTTGCGGTACTATCGATAATTTCACAATCGGAAATACATTGAAAGTAATCTGTGACTTGATCTCGTGTCTCCTCGTTAGTTGATTTTTCGTCCCATTTCCAAGATGCTAGTTCGTTCCGTGATAAAAGATCTTTCATGGTATTCTCCGTATCAATATATTATATAGTATACTTTGTGTTAGTTTACTAACATTTGTATAGTCTTAATATAACTATTCCTTTCTTGAAAATCCTTTATGTTTAGAAAATCGAATGACTTGATCAAACTTATCCTCCAATCCCTCCTTATGAGATATTACGAAGACGTTGACATCTTTTAGATTATATCTAATGATTTTCATAAAGTCATCTGATCCACTTCCATCCAGACTACTATCACAAACCTCGTCGAGTAATAGTAAATTACAATTGACAGAGTTTTTAACTCTAGAGATTTCTCTCCAGGTAAAGAGGAGGGATAAATCAATTCTGAGTTTTTCTCCTTCTGAGAAACTACTATAAGTAAAATCCTCATGTATTGGAGATTTTATACTCTCATTGAATTCACTATCCAATGAAAAATTAATGTAGAAGTCCATCATCTGAAGGTAGTTATTTACCTGTTGATTGATGAGAGGAAGATACTTCTTAATAATCTTTGCCTTGACTCCACCGTCTTTAAGAAGACTATATACGAAATCATGGTAGGAAATATTCTCTTTCCGTTTAGTAAGTTCATCATATGTTTGATCAAGGGTACTTCTTAATGTTTCTAACTTTTCATGCTCAGTATTTCTGTTCTGGATCTGACTGGTAACAGTTTGAATTTCTGATTCCAGTCCCCTAACCTGTTTCTGTAAGCTAGAGATCTGTACATTGAAAGAAGAAATTTCATTAAGTACTTTTGTAGTGTCCTTGGTGAGTTGATTAAATTGTGATTCTCTCAACTCTTCGTCTTTAATTGCACCTTGGAGTTGTTCATACCCCTCACGCAACTCTTCTGCTTTATTTTGAGAATCAATAATTCTATTTACACGGAATGATTCTTCAATTTCCTGGTCACAGGTGGGACAAACCGTATTTTCACTGAAGAATTTATGTTCCTTTACAATAGTCTGTATTCGTTGTGACAATTTACCTTTGACATTACCAAACTCACGAAGTCTTTGTTGAACTCCTTCAAAGTTTTCTAAAGATTTATTGAGTTCTGCAAGTCTATCTTCTTCAGTCAAACTTTTCTTGAACAAAGTTTCGATTTCAGTATTGATAGAATTAATACTATTAGTCTTTACGGTAATGTCGTCTTTACTTTGACTCTCAAGTTTATCGATAAAGTCTTTTTGCATATCGACTTTATCTTGAATCGACTCTTTCTTCAACTGTAGAGTCTTCGTCTCTTCACGAATAACACGAATCTTGGATTTGATTAAGTCATTCATCGATGAGAAGATTTTAATGTCGAGAAGATCTTCCACAACTTCTCTACGACTAGATGCAGACAGTTGCATAAAGGGTACAAAGGTAGAAGAACCCAAGATCACGATCTGTGTGAAACTTTTATAGTTCATCTTGAGAACATTCTGTTCTAACCACTTCTGTTGGTCTATAGCAGAGTGTGATTGGTCTAACTCCTCACCATTGCGAGTAATCTTAAAAATGTTTGGTTTGATACCTCTTTGAATTTTCCACTCTACACTATTAACATCAAACTCAATTTTTACGAGTGCACCTTTATCATTTGTAGAGTTGATAAGTTGATTTTTATTGATTTTTCTAAAACTTTTTCCATACAAAACAAAGGTAAGTGCATCCAAGATGGTTGACTTACCTGCCCCATTAGCACCGATGATAAGTGTGGTTGCAGTCTCATCAAGAATAACTTCTGTTGGTTGATTACCGGTACTTAAAAAGTTGGCCCAGGAGATTTTCTTAAAGGTTATCATATTCTTCGTCAGGTGGAATTACAATGTCATTGGAGGTAATCACAGTATAACGGTGATCGTGCATTTCACAAGTTTTTATCATTACTTCATCATCTACTTCTAACACAGTCATTTTAGGATAACCAAGTTCTTCTAATTGCATAGAATATCTTGTTGCATCATCCTCCTGAATAAAGATATAAAGAACCTGTTCCCCATCTTCATCAATAACAGAATATGCTCCTTCTTTTTCCTTACCTACGACTGTGATAATGTACATCAAATAACCTCACATGCTTCCTGATATATCTCTTTAATCAGGGACTGAATCAATGGTTTATTTAACTCGGTTTCAGACTCATCAATATATCTACTTAAGATAGACATAGTGTCTTCTGATTCTTCTGTTTCAAACTCTTCACTCTCAATGAGTTGAAAGTTCTCTACAATCTTAAGGTCTGCAACACCAGTTGCATAAAGTTTGTCAATAAATTTTTCAAACTTCTTGATGTCACTTTTTTTTCTTACGATAACCTTGACAATCTTATTCTCATACTCTGTGGTATTGAATGTTTGATGGTCTGTGTCTTCGTAATAGATGTTATAGAAGAGTCTGTGAGGATTATTTACAGGGGTGTGTTCTAGAGATTCTGTATCAAAAAGAGTGAAACCTCTGGAATCTTTGACATCACTCCAGAACATTTCATAGGGATTACCGAGATAATAAACGGTCCCATTGTCGGATCGAGTGTGATAATGTCCCGAGAATACTTTTTCGAACTTATCAAAGGATCTACTGTCGTGACCGTGGTCCATGACGATTTGGTTATTGACTTTGAACCCGTTGAGCTCAAGGTGTCCCATTGCGACTGAACACTTGGTCTTACTGATAATCTTATCGGTTTCTTTCTGGTTGTCTTCATTGATCCAAGGAATAAAGAGAGTTTTAAGACCACCCAATGACACCTCTGTAGGAGAAGAATAAACCTCAACATTATCATATTCTTTCAGTAGAAGGTCTACTGCATTAACTTCGTTTGTGTTCTTGTAATATGCGTCATGGTTACCAACCATAAGATGCATTTTGATACCACGTTCCTTAAGAGGGTCAAACACAACTCTCTTGGACCACTTTAGTGCTTTGAATTCAATACTCTTACGACTATCAAATGCATCACCCATATGTACTACAGTATCGATACCTTCCTTTTCTAGTGTAGGGAAGAAGACATCTTGATAGAACTTTTCAAAGTAATCGTGAAAGAGTTTAGAGTTTTTACGAGCGCCGTAGTGCGTGTCGCTGATTATCGCTACTTGCATGATGAGGTTTGTGTTCTCTGTCTAAAGGTTGTGATTTGGTGAGGTCTCTACGTGATTGGTTTTTGATAACGATGAAACAATCTTTATTATACTTACGAGTACCGATAGGTGACTGCCACTTTCTGTTATACTCTTCACCAACATCAATACCTGAGATTTGAGTACCACCGAGTTCTACAGTAATCTCATCATCTACAGACCAACCAAGTTTTTCTACATAACCAGCAACGAGTTCGTTGATAGTTGGTTTATCCAGAATACGCTCTTCTGGGTCAAGACTTCCATTCATAATCAACCACCTCTCAGTTTCTGATGCACTGCATCTTTAATACTGTTATAGTCGGAATAGTTACCACTGTCAAGTTCATTGGAATCAAAGACCTCATCGAAGTCACTCTTCTCAAGAATCTTGTTTTTAATTTCTAGTTGCTTTTTCTCTTGAGAGATACGTCTCAGAAATGCATAGTAGATAATCTGAGTGAAGTATGCAAAGGGGTTCTTTGACTTTTCTGGATTAAAGTTATGAATGTATCTTACGCAGTTCTCAATACCATCACAAATCATATCATCCTTGAACATGTAGTTCACGAAGTTAGGTTTGTATGATAGATGGTTTGCAATCTTCAGGAAACATTCACCAATATACCTAGGAATAACTGGTTTGGGTTGGTCATTGAGTTTTGCTGTTGCAACCTGTGCAAAGTAATTCTCAAGAGCATTCAGAAATTCCTTATTGTTTACATAGTGTTCTGTACTTCTTGGTTTTGGCATAATGGTTTCAAGTCTTTAACCCGAATAATGTGTTGTACTTATTATAACATGACTTTATCAGTTCGACAAGAGTTGACAAGAATACAAATGTCGTATAGACTAGGCTTGTCCCGGTTGATAGATAAGCTATAGGTTCTTAGAGATTATAGAGTTTCTCTAGAACTTCTTTAGCATCATGGACACTAGAAATGTAACCCATCTTTCTATCTAACTTATGAAAGTTACCTTTAGTAGATTTTCTTATGTACTCTTGATAGTTCATAATCATCTCAAGATTCTCTGATTCAGACATCGTAAGAACATCATCTAGATTAATTACAAATAAGTCTTCATGGGAAGTCTTTAACCATGGTTCAAACTTATATCCAGTAATAGAACCTCTACTCTTCACAGGTTCTATCATAATAGGATTTGATACCAGTAACATAGTTCTATCATCTTCATCAGATGCTGCTACCTTGGCAAATATCTCATCACCACATTTAAGTTTTATGGTGGCAAAGAAATCGTCTTCAAGCATATACTCTCCTTGTTTAGTCTTTTATATCAATAGTTAAAATATCGTAGTTGAACTGTTCAGA